TTCAACATCGTTCATTTCATCTTCGTCGGCCATTTCTTTTATTAAAAATAATCTATTAATTCCTTAAATAATTTTTTATCTTAAACCGCTTGGGCCAGTACGTTCAGTAGCTGAGTTAACTTGGCCAAAGGATGGAGAAATACCAAGTGCGCTGGATGCCTGGAATACAGGGTCAATGTAATTATTGAAGTTAATCGGGTCGAGTGCGCGGTAATCACTTGATTTAGAGTATGGAGTGTTGTTGCTGGTAATAGCACCAATTTGTTCAACTGGTGAAAGAGCAGTAAAGGCAGCAAGCGCACGAGCAGCCGACTGGCTAAGTGCGTTGTTATCAGCATTAACACTTGGTTTAGGAAGAAGGCTGCTTGCGGCAAACATGGGAAGGTCCTTGGCACACTGGCTAAGTTGCGCAGCGCGGTCATTTTGGTAGCTTACTGCTGGGTAAGAGCTTCCTCCGAGATGGCCAAGGTTGTTGGTGTATCCATCGCCAAGGTCATTCCTGTAAGTGCTAGAAGCACCTGGAAGTGAACCACCTCCCATTACGGGCCTTGCCGAGATGTTTTGGGCAAGTTCAAGATTTTCAATGCTTGGGTTGAGGTAGTTTTGGAGATTGAGGTAATACCTTGCACCGGCCTTGTTAACATCGTCCATTCCAGTGCCTACATTCATTACAATTTTGTCTTGGTAGGTTTCCATGTTTTGGGCCGCGTCAAGTGTTGGTGCACCTGTGTAACGTGGGATAACGTTTTGCGCAGGTGCTACTTCACTGAATTCTTCTTTGCTGAATGTATTCAAAGTTGCCATTGCTAAAACAATTGCTGAAATTGCGAATATAACTGACCCTAGTTTTTCACCTTGCATTTTGGTATACTTTTCACAAACATTTTATTTGGTAAATAAAACGAAAATAAAAAGTTAAGCACCCTTTTTACCAAAAGGTAATATTTTCCTCTTCATCGGAATCCATAGTATCGTCGGCGTCTTCTATAAATCCAAAAAGAGGTACCCTTTGGTATTTTTTATGAACCCTGGATGTACAAATTTCCCATTGTAAAAAACACGTATCTTTAGTGAAAATTAAGTACTTTAGTTGGCAAATGGATTCTAGAGTAACACCTTCCACAATTTCACTTGAATCAAGCGGGTTTTCACTTTTAGAGTCCGTAAGGTGGCTATTGGTTTTATCGAAAACAACCTTAATTTTGTTTTCTTTAACACACGGTGTATACATTTGTTTTACATTTTCCATAGGGATGTTTTTACCAAACCATTTTTCAGATTCACGGGAGATATACTCGACGACAAATTCATCGAGTTGCGACAAAAATGTGTTAACTTTTTTATTGTAACCCGTCTGGTTAACAAATTCAAGTTCAATAAGTTTATCCCATTGCGATACAGTCATCTTGGGAAATTGTATAATTACATTTTCGTTATTGCGGTTTTTAATTTTACCTGCCATTACTTCCTGATTTTTGTATTTCTTGGGCTTTTGAAAGTTAAATGAACCTGGTTCAAAAGCATCTGCTAAGAAGTTTGTTTGGTTTGTCATTTTATCGTTTTCGTTTATTTAAATTCAACGTTACAAACGAATTAATTTGTCTGTAAGTAGTCATTAAGCTGGGTCAATGGAGTACCAAATCCATAGTTAATAACTTCGCGATTCTGGTTCTTAAGTTTAACACTGTAATCGGGACGAACCATTTCTGCCGTTACTGTACCACGACTTGGCATAGGACCGTATTGACAAAGTGAATAAAAGGCGTTTGGTCTGTTTTTCATCACAGGTGCCTGGCTTTGAGGTGCATTTGATAAAGCCCATTTTCCACCTGCCACCATACCTGGAAGCTGATTTGCCGAATAATTGGAAATATTGTCTGGAACGATACGCGTGTATTCATGGAAACCACCGGCCGCGGGTACAGTTGTATCAAGTGCCAAACCCCTACCGACGTGTATCTTTTCTATAGGTTGTTCATTTGTCTTGAATTTAAATGTCTTGCGAACGTCTTCTATTTCTTTCTGGCGGGTAAGTTCAAAACCAGGTCCGCCCTTACCGCTTTGTCCATACTGGTAGCCGTATCCGGTAATACGTTCCTGCGGTGTAAACAAGTTTAGTGTTTCCGTACGGTTGGGTTTTCCAAGTGTTTCACGGTCACGTTCCTGGCGAAGACCTGTCATTTCTTCCATACGTTGTTGCACCTGGGAGTCATCAAGGTACTGTTTTGTCTCTTGAGGCATGTCCTTGTTTAAGAACCATGAACCGTTATCTAAAACGTCTTTGGTGTAATTTGCGTAGTAGTCTTTTAGTGGTACGCCGTTTATGGATTGGTTGTTGTATAATCCATTTTTTTGAATAAATTCTTGCTGATTTACAGGTGCATTTGGTGCTATTGGATAATAATTCTCTGTTTGATTCCATTGGGATGCAAATGGATTATTGTAACCTGTTTGAAATTGTCCACCGTATGGTTGTTCTGTCCTTGAAAATTGGTTTACACTCTGAGCTTCAGCCTTGTTGGTAGATTGTTTGTAGTAATTTTCACTATCAAGGTAAACCGGTGTAAAGCTTTCCTTCTTAAACATCTTGGTTTTAATAAACTTTACATTTATTTTAATTTAAAATGTTTTACCAGGATTAAAAGGCATGGAACCTTCGTAAGGACCGGAAATACCTATCTGGCGGAAATAGTCGCTATCAAATCTGTATACGTTCTCAAATGGTTCTTTTGTACGGTCTTTGGTGTACCCTGTATTGTAACTAAAAAAACTACAATTTGAATCGTTATTGACAGCAAAAGCTTGCTGCGATTCCCATGAATCAGATTTCGTTACAGGTATATAATTTGATGATGAATACTTTGCAAGGTTTTTTGTACCCAACCCACCTCTCTGCGCTTCGGGAAAAATGATATGCCTGGTTTCTTGTACATTAAGCGTTTTGCCTGCTATTCCCATCCCGTTATTTCTGGCGTTATCGGCTGCTCCATAGTACCAGAGGTCAGTGTTGTTTATGGATTCCTTGGGGTTAAAGTATCCATCGTTTGCTTCAAAACGGTGGTAGTCTTGTGCCCTAAAATCGTTTGCTGATTTTTTAGTTTGTGTAAAGGTAGGTAATAAGGTTTCAAAATCAACATTGCGGTAAATTAATCCCGGGTTATTTTTAAAATCTTGTGTACTATTATCTGGTTGCGGTGGTTCCCGGGGTTTTGATGGGATGTTGTAATTAAACTTTGTTATACTGTACTGGAAAGGGTCCAGGGTCCAGTAATTTGAAGCCTGGTTTAGTTGGTAACTCTTGAACTTAGCACCAAGGGGTGGCTGCGCTTCATTAAGTTCGGCTGCTACACTTCCACGTTGCATATTTTCACTGTTGTACATATCTCCCTTAGGTAAACTGTAAGGTAAGTAATCGGCGTTTGAGGCAACAACTCGATTCATTAAAATAATAATCTAAACTATTCTATTATTTTAATTAATCAGACAAATAAAATAAATTTTTTACCAATCTCCATCGTCTTGTATTAACACGGGGTCTGGAATACCCATAGACCGGCGCAATACTGGGTTATCCATAATGTCATCGTCAAAGATAAAGTTTCTACGACTCGGTGGAGGTTCTCGTTGTGGTGGCATATAAACCCCACATAACCTATTTATTTCGCTAATAGTGCTTGGTGCTCTACACATAGGGCATGTAAATTTTCGTCTTTCACTGCCTCTAAACCACTGGCATATACAGTCTTTATGGAACTTGTGCCGGCAGTTTAACTGGGTGACGGGCTCATTAAGTGGTTCCATACATATACCGCATTCTTCAGGTTCTGAACCCGCGGCGCCCTCCGCTTCTTCGCGTTTTCTCTTTTCAGTGCCCCCAAAATGGTGACTGCGCTGTTTTAAATAAAGTAAATAACTTATGTCTCTATTCACCTGTGACAACGACATTTATAATAAAGTAAGTTATTTTAATTAAAAATTATTTAACAATTATTTGTCTCAACGTAGTTTCTAAGCTCATTGCGAGTGCTTATACCGCACTGGTACAAGCTGATATCGTTTCCTTTGGCGTTCTTTTGATTCATAATTATATTGTCAACATTTTGAACAATACGGGGGTCAACGATATCCCACCTGTTTATATACCTTGTTGACTGAGCACCATCATTCTTTTGTCCAAGGCCGACAAAGGTTGGGTCAAGTGGTGCTGAATATGTATAGTCTTCATTTCCCATTTGGTTTATGGTTGTGGCCTGCTCGTAAAACGTATTGAGTGCCGGAGATACACCTGGGTTATAACTAAATACTTGCTGGGGATGTATTGTTACCTGGGAAGTTCCTACGGCTGATTTCTTATTCTGGAAAACAGGGTACCTTAATTTTGTGGAATCGTCGTCAATGTATTTAATACTTGTGGTATTTGTTCCAAGGAATGGCGTTGTGTTGTAAGGAACGGTATATAACTCGGGAAGGTCCCTGAGCTTGGTTGGCTCGGGGCGGTCGTACATATTGGCAACATTGTATTGTTTAAGATTTCCTATTGGTGTAAAACCGGAATTTGAAATTTGCGCATAAGGGTCTTTAACAGATTCCTGATTGTAATACCTCAACCTCTTGCTTGCAGCGTTAAGTTGTGGTGAGTTATTCATTGTTGTTTTACCAATTTATTTTATTTTTAATTAAATTAACTTGATAATTGTGAAGTACAAGATGGGCAACGTGTAGCTGTTGGATTTATAATTGATTTACAATAGGGACAGTCAGCTGTTTTCTGGTCAATATTGTATTTCTGTTTTAAACCGTCAATCGGTCCTACAAATCCATAATAAAATACAACCATAAATACAAAAAACACAACAAGCTCTGTTATCAAAGAACCTATATTAAATGATTGGCCTGAGACTTTATACACAAATCCAGTTTCAGAAAACTTTGCAAGTACAATAAATATTAATGGTTTTACTACAGTATCTATTAGACGTTTGAAAAAATCTGTTACAAACATACCAACCGTAAAACCGGTTGCTATCCTTACAGGGTCTTGGATAAGTATAAACTTCAACACATTTTGGAAAAGTGGAGAAACGTCATCGTAAAGCGCTGTGAATTGTTTACTCATTGTACTAATTAGTTTTATTTAATTTTAAATGAAAATTTACTAAATCTACTTTTAAAATTAAATTGTTTACCGGCCACCTGCGCCCCTCCCTTCAGTGCCTGTAGCACGGGCGAGTTTCATAACTAATTTGAGCTTCTCTGGTTCGTTTACAAATATCGATCCGTATTTAGGGTTAATCAAATTGGTTGGGTTACGGTACAAAAAGTGTGCGAAGCCTTCCTGGTCATTGGGTATTGTATCAACTGGCATTGGGTTGTAATGCCATTGCGAATTTCCCTTATGGAACAACAAGTCATCAACACGCTGTGAAACCGTCGCCTCCTGGTTATCTGTCATTGTGTGGTCGTTGGTCTTTCCCGATGAACTATTCATTTCTTGGGAGTTACACGTTCCGAAAAGTGTTGGTGCATTGTCATATTCAGGAACTTGGATAGAACCCATGGGGTTGTGTATATCAGGTTCTCTACATTTAAGATTTCCATATGGCTGACCCTGGTACTGGTAACTATCGGGCATTCCGTTAACTCCAGTTGTAGCAAGTTCAAGATTCCAGTCGTACCTGTTGGTATTTGGTAATTCCCATTTAGGGAAACGGTCAAGTGCGAATTTGTTGACATCTCCGGAGTTACCTGCTCGTTGTATTGACTCATTTCCGTCAGGTGGTGGTATGATATTTGGTGAGCTATCGCTTACCTTTAAAATCCTTGTTGTGTATTTAGAATAGTCACCTTTTAAATTATTGAGTAGCATTATTGCCGGGGTCTCGTTTTCAGTGGTGTACTTCAAGTCCGTTACAATATTTGTTTCCATTACCACGCCATTCGCACTTAAAGCAATAATATCGCCCTTATTAAAGTTTAACAAACTGTTTACGTAAATGACGTTGTTTAACTTGGATGGGTTATTTTGGACCGCTCTAACCAGATAGACACCTGTATCGTATGTATTGCTTAATTTACTATTTAAAGGGTCCGGTATAGGTACAAAATGCGAAACAGTGTTTGAATTGATAAGTATACAAATAGAAAGAACAAGTACAGCAGCAGCAAAATAAAAACTTTGTTTTTTAACAAATGTAAGCGTTAACCCTGCTATAATTACCAGGAGCGATACAAGATTGAGTATTTTTATGTAGCTCTCTTTTTTGGGGTCTTTATTTAAGAATGAAAAGTTATCGGGGTTAAACAAATCGGGTAAATAATCTAACCAGAATTGTACCATTTTAATTAGTAACGGTATTTTATTTTAAAAATAAATTAATAAGTTGTAAATTACCTTGTAATTATATAATTTATAATTTGATGCGTTTCTTGGGGCATTTCTATAATTTTAAACCCGATTGCTATAAATGAGGTTATATATTTCCACAAAGCCTGTTTTGTATTATCTGAAAGTGTATTTAGGTCTCGTTGGTCAATCTTTAATTTGTTGAGTATTTCAGGTCGGTCGGCTCCTACCAAGATGTCTTCGTCTCTCATTGCGATTTTTTCTAGATACGGCACAATCTTTGTCATAAATTCATTACAAGGTTTTTTTACATTTACCTTCACAATGGTTTGGAATAACGTATAGGTCACGTTTATGGATTTATTTTCTGGAAATATTTCCATAAGTTCCGTAAGAAATTCGTCTAATACTTCATTAAATATTTTGATGTAACTTAAACTCATCGTAAAAACTATTTAACGTTATAATTATCTTTTCTTTAAAACAATGACGCAATTTTACAATACCCGGGAAAAGACTGAAATTTGCGTTGATATCGCGAAAAAACTGAAATCATTCGAAAACTCCAATGGGATAACCGTTGATTTATTTAACGAAACTTATTCGTTTGTACCAAAACTTAAACAAATATTTAGTGACTACATCAAAAACACACAGGATTATTCAGGCACACTCGAATTTGAAGAAATCGATAAAACTATACATTACCATTTCCATGTTGCTAAACCCAAAAAAGCAACTTTCGTTATTAAAATGAAATAATAAATTTAAGTTAAATTTCATTAAATCTTTCGTTTAATAGTACCCGGCCCGCATAAACTTTCCATTGACAAACCTGTCACCAAAATAGACCTTTACAGGTGCCTTAGCTGTAGAAACACCCCATACGTTTCTTTTCTTGTTTGCACCCGCATTGTTAGTGGTGTTACCAGAGACTGTTGCGTTATCGTTGACGGCGTTAACAGC